CAGCGATTACAGCCGGGCGGCGCGATTATAATTGTGATGACGCGGTGGAGCATCAGGGATTTGACAGCGAAGGTTTTGCAGAAGCAGGCCGAGGGCGGAGCGGATCAATGGGAAGTTGTGGAGTTCCCAGCGATATTTCCAGAAACAGACAACGTGTTGTGGCCCGAATTTTGGAGCAGGGAAGAGCTAGACGGCGTTAGGGCTTCTATACCTGTAGCTAAGTGGAATGCACAGTATCTTCAGAATCCTACTGCTGAAGAGGGTGCGATTATCAAAAGGGAGTGGTGGAATGTTTGGGATCATGATGATCCACCTGTCGTTGATTACGTCATCCAGTCGTATGACACGGCGTTCACAAAAAGCGAGAGGGCCGATTATTCGGCTATTACGACTTGGGGTGTGTTTCATCCTGACGAGGGTGATGAGGCTGCGATCATATTGCTGGACGCTGAAAAAGGTCGATGGGAGTTTCCAGAGCTTAAAGACGCGGCAATGCGATTGTATGAGGAATTTGAACCAGACATGGTGTTGATAGAGCAAAAGGCATCTGGAACACCGTTAACGCAGGATTTGCGTAAGATGGGCATTCCTGTGTCTGGCTTTACGCCGGGGCGTGGTGCGGACAAGTTTTCTCGTATGAACGCTTGTTCACCTGTGTTTGAGTCAGGTATGGTTTACGCTCCAGATACTAGATGGGCAGAAGAAGTCATTGAGGAATGTGCGTCATTTCCCAATGGAGAGCATGATGACTTGGCGGATTCGATGACACAGGCTATACTGCGTTTTAGGCAGGGTAGTTTTATACGCACCCGTTCAGACGAACAAGATGATGATTTTGCAAATTACAAGCGTAGCAGGGAGTATTACTAATGGCTGGTGAAAAACGTAAACTTTTAAAGAAGTCTGATTTGAACGGCAATAAGCCGACTAGCGCATTGGATGCAGCTTTGAAGGCTCCTGTAGGTTCTGGGTTTTTTAAGGCCATGGCGGCTCATGCTGGAGAAAAGCTCTTTGGCAAAAACAAGAAGAAACAAAAATTTGAAACTATTGATGGCATGAAAATAGCTGTTCGTAATAATGGTGGGTCTGTTAAAAGAATGAACAACGGCGGCGCTGCATTCCCTGATCTGACAGGTGACGGTAAGGTTACGCAGAAGGACATTCTTAAAGGCCGTGGTGTTAAGGGCTTTGAAGAAGGCGGCGAAGTTCGTGGCATGGGCAGGGCTTATATGGGTCCTTCCAGAAAAGCTAAGATAAGGTGATGTTGTTTGATTTTGGTGTTATAGTGCGAGAGAGGCTGGCTTATGGCTATGCGGTCATGATTGATGCCCTTCTCGTGATTGCGCCGAAGTCAGCCTCACCCAAAAAAAGGATTAGATATGGCTATTGAAAAAGGACTAGGGGCTACAGGTGATATTCCAATCCCCGAAGAGGCTATTCAGGCTTCTATTGATGTAATAGAACTGCCAGAAATGCCCGGTGTAGCTGAGATGGATGATGGATCAGCTATTGTTGGAGAGCTTTTAGAGCAAGATCCTATGGCTGCACAGGATGTTCCTTTTGATGCAAACTTAGCCGAATTTGTTGATGATTCAGAGTTAACAAGAATTTCATCTGATCTTGTTAACGAAATCGAAGAAGACATGTCCTCTCGCCAAGACTGGGAAGATACATACAAGCGAGGCATTGAGCTTCTGGGCATGAACTACGAAGAGCGTAGCCAGCCGTTTGAGGGAGCTTCTGGCGTTGTGCATCCTCTGCTTGCCGAGTCTGTTACACAATTCCAAGCCCAAGCTTATCGTGAGATGCTGCCAGCGGGTGGCCCTGTTCGCACGCAGGTTATGGGTGCCGACACTCCAGACATTGCTTTGCAGGCGCAGCGTGTTAAAGATTACATGAACTACATGATTACCTACGAGATGGAAGAGTATGATCCTGAAACAGATCAGATGCTTTTCTATTTACCGATTATTGGTTCTACATTTAAGAAAATTTACTTTGATCCTTTGCTTCAACGCGCAGTTAGCAAGTTTGTGCATGCTGAAGATCTTGTTGTTCCTTACGGAGCGACAGATTTATTGACATCTCCTCGCACAACTCATGTTATTCGCATGGATAAGAATGAAGTATTGAAGCTGCAACTCTCCGGCTTCTATCGTGAGACAGATATTGATGGCAATATGGAGTCTGACGATTATAGCGAAATTCAGGAGTCTGTTGACAAGGCTCAAGGCGTACAAATGTCTGGATCCGGTTCTGAAGAGGTAACTCTTTACGAGGTTCACACCTCTCTTGACCTTGAAGGCTTTGAGGATATGAAGGCAGACGGTGAAATGAGCGGTTTAAAACTGCCTTACATCGTGACAATTGTTGAATCCACAGGCGAAGTTTTGTCTTTGCGTAGAAATTACTCTCAAGATGACCCTATGATGCGTCAAAATCAGTATTTTGTGCATTACAAGTTCCTTCCGGGCTTGGGTTTTTATGGATTTGGCCTTACGCACATGATTGGCGGCTTATCTCAAGCCTCTACAAGTATTTTACGCCAGTTAATTGACGCTGGTACGCTTTCTAACCTTCCTGCTGGCTTTAAAGCTCGTGGCGCTCGTATTCGTGATGAAGATGAGCCTCTGCAACCCGGTGAATTTCGTGATATTGACGCTGCTGGGATGGATATTCGCCAATCTCTCATGCCTTTACCGTTTAAAGAGCCTTCACAGACCCTGTACAGCTTATTAGGCTCCCTAATTGAGTCAGGGAGGCGCTTTGCGTCTATGGCTGACGCGAAGGTAGGGGAAATGGGTGGAGAAACCCCTGTAGGCACCACAATGGCGATTATGGAGCGTGGCACGAAGGTTATGTCCGCAATCCATAAAAGGCTTCATTATTCACAGAAGATTGAATTTAAGCTTTTAGCCAACATATTTGCTCGTAACATGGCTTCCATGTACCCATATGCGGTTCCGGGTGCGCCTCCAGAGATTAAGCAGCAGGACTTTGATGATCGCATTGATGTTTTGCCTGTTTCAGATCCCAACATCTTTTCTATGTCGCAGCGCATTGCTTTAGCGCAAACACAGTTACAGCTTGCTCAATCAAACCCTGAAATTCATGGTGGTCCGCAAGGTCTTTATCAGGCATACAGGAAGATGTACGAAGCTCTTGGTGTGACAAACATTGACAGTGTTTTGCCTGTTCCGCCACAGCCTCAACCGATGAACCCTGCAAAAGAAAACCAAGAAGCTTTGCGGAATCAGCGATTGCAGGCGTTTCCAGAACAGAATCATGCGGCCCATATTGAGGCTCATTTAGCCATGTTGTCTACGCCAGTAGCGCAGGCCAATGCTAACATAATCATGACCATTCAAGGCCATATTTCAGAGCATATTGCCATGATGTCCGAGTCTCAAGCTCAACAGGAGATTATGGCTGAGTTGTCTCCTGAAGCCCAGATGATGATGCAACAAAATCCACAGATGGCGCAGCAAGTTCAGAATGAAGTCCAAAATCGAGCCGCAGAAATTGCTGGTGAGATGACTGAACAGTATGCACAAGCAGTTGCTCCTGCTGATCAATCCGATCCTTTGGTAGCGATCCGGCAGCAGGAGCTTTCATTAAGAGGCGCTGAAATACAGGAGAAATCACGCCAATTTGAAGACAAGCAACAGTTAGAGCGAGAGAAAGAGCGTAATGATGTTCTCTTAAACCAGCAAAGAATTGATCTATCTGAGGAAGCTAATGAGGAAAAAGTCCGAATAGCAGAAGATAGAATTAAGACCCAGCGTGAAATTGCTGCGGCAAACCTACGGAGTAAAATGCAATGAGCGCAAGTTCAATCAATCGACAAGTAGCTGAAATAGAAAAAGCTAAAAAGGTGGAGCGTAGAAAAGCTTTAGCAGGAGAGAATGTTTACTCTGCTGGCAGGGTTGTTTCTGCTCCTGTAGTTGAGGAAAAGCCAGTAGAGCCACCAGTTGTTAGTGTTGTGGACTCTGGGGAAATTAAGGCTAAACCAGCGTTTCTAAAAAAATCTGCCCCTAAAAAGAAGTCTAAAAAATGACAGATAGAACCCCTCCTCTGAAAGATGTTTTAGGCGGCTTGACTGAAGAGCAGCTAAAGATAATGAAAGAGGCTATAGAGGCTGGTAAGAAAGGTTTTAAGTATGATACGAAAACTGGGCAACGTGATTTTGGGTTTAATGGAGGCGGTGAAGTCTGCCGTGGTCAAGGTCGTGTCTCGCGTAAAAGAAACTTTAAAATCTATTAATGGCTAAGAAGCTTTCAGAAAACTCTAGGTTCGCTCAATTTGACCTAGATAATGACGGCACTGTGACCGATGATGAAATCGCTCACGCAAAGGATATGCTTGAGCTAGAGCTTCGTGAGGAAAAGGCTGATGCTCAAAAGCGAATGGCTTGGATTGCTGTGGCTAGTATGGTTGGTTTCGCGCTTTTGCCGCTGGTTCCGTGGATACCAGAGAGCAGACTAGCTTTTCTCGCTAGTTTAAGTGATATGCTGTTTCTTAGTCAGGCATCTATTGTAGGCTTTTATTTCGGCGCACAGGCGTATATGGCGAAGAAATAATGTATCAGGCAATTGTCATTGCCTGCATGGTCGCGAGTCCTCAGACTTGTGTGACTTTTGAGGGGCAGCAGTGGTTTGATGTGGAAAGAGCTTGTAAATATCGTGCGTTGCAAATGGCAAGTGACGTTCATAGATATTATAAGGGCTATAAACCTGTTTCTTGGAAGTGTGTGTATTTACCAAAAGGGAAGTTGGGCGCATGACGGAAGAAAAGAAAAAACCTGTTGAAGTAAATGTTGGGCAAAACAGCTTTGAGCTAGTTCTTAGGATACTGGGCAATGAATTTGTAGCTATCAAGATTGGTTCAACCAATTTCAGCGGCAAGCTAATAGCTGGCTCAATCTTGTTGCTTTTCTTTACCTTTATCATGCTTGAAGTGTTTGGACTGTCAAAGGTTCTAGGTGTTGAGTAGTGGCAACCAAGTTAAATGAGAACACTGAACTATCAATGCCCATACGCAACCTTATGGCAATGGTTGTAGGGGCGGCTATTGGAACATGGGCTTATTTTGGTATTATTGAACGCCTGAATACGATTGAAAATAAATTTGTATTGATAGAGGCTGACTTAGGTCAAAACACAGAGTTTCGCATAAAATGGCCTAGAGGTGATATGGGCAGTTTGCCAGCCGATAGTGAGCAGTATATGCTGATTGAGCATTTAGCAGAGCAGCTTTCCAAGCTCCAAGAGCAGATAGATGAAGGCCGCGCACCGCATGACCAGCAACAAAAGCTAACATTAGATTTTTATGAAAAGAGAATTACAAACATAGAAAGTCAAATAGAAAAGATGCGTAATGGAACCAATAATAATTAAAACTATGACGTTGATTTTATATATGAGCGGAGATGTTTCAGAGCATACCGCTTATGAACAGATTTCTAAATGCCTTAAGGCCAAGCGCACTATTGAGCGTAATTTATACAAAAAGTCCACTTCTGTGCGGTATTCTTGTGAAAATAAGACCGTTGAGGTATCAAAGAACACAGATGGCACAAACTATATTGTGAGGATCATAGAATGATACAGGCTCTTTTGGGACCACTAGGAAACCTTGCATCTACCTGGCTTGAGGGCAAGGTTGAGACTAAGAAAGCCGAGGCTGGGGCAAAGGTTGCAAAAGCCAAGGCTGAAGCTGTTATTATGGAGAAGAAAGCCACGGGGGAGATCGACTGGGATCTTAAAATGGCTGACGCATCTGCAAATAGCTGGAAAGACGAGTGGCTTACAATTTTGTTTTCTGTCCCATTGATCTTGGCATTTTGCGGAGAATGGGGTAGACAGATAGTAACGGATGGGTTCACAGCATTGAATGCCATGCCGGAATATTACAGATACACGCTTGGAATTATCGTAAGCGCAAGCTTCGGAACAAGAGCGGCAACAAAGTTTTTTGGTAAGAAATAATGGACGCTATACAATTAGCGGAATATATGTTGAAGGACATACGCCAGCAAAAGGCTGATTTTACTCAGCGACTGGCTGATGGCTCGG